TTGATTATTTGCAATACTGTTATAGGTATAGTATAACATTGTTATAACTTAACTAATAGAGGAGAGAAAAATGACTAACAATTGTGTAATATGTAGAAATGACTTTGAGGGTTTAGGTAATAACCCACACCCTGTAAGTTTGTATGGTGAGTGTTGTAAAAGTTGTGATGATAAAAAAGTTATTCCAGCTAGAATGTTGCAACTTCATTATGAGAAAAAATATCAATCAAAAGAACTTGCTAAGCTATTAATTGAAAATTTAATACACTTAGGATTTAAACCAGAAAAAACTATTGGCCAGTTAAAAAATAGCAGAACTGAAAAATCCATTGCATTACTTAAATCTAGTAACTTGCTTGACCGATTAGACTCAATTAATGAAAAAAAATATTATGGTGCTGACAATGTTTTAACTAACAGAGGAGGTGCATAATGGAACTACAAATTAGACCAGTACAAAAAAATGGTAAAAGAATATGGCGTTATTCTTATTGGGGTATAGATGGTAAAGTTAAGTTTATATCCCATAAAAACAAATCTGTATTAGAGTCATTAGCTAAAGAAAAAGTAACTGAGGTTGGTGTATTTAAAACATCATCCTCACAAGTATTTTTAAGTGAAGCTAATATAGCTTTTATGCAGCACCAAAAATACAAACAGTTAGAAAATAAAATCCAACCCTCAACTGTTAATGAATACAGTAGCTTTTATATTAATCACATTTTACCTTTTTTTGAAAATGTAGATATAAGAACTATTGATAAGCATAAGGTATTTGAGTTTGTAGATTACTTAAAAAATAAGATCCTAAGAGCTCAAATTAAATCTAGTACCGCTAGGAAGATATTTAATACTTTAAGCTTAATTATTCAGCACCAGGTAGATACTGATAAGTTAGCTAAGAATATTTGCAAAGATAAAGATTACTTAGTTACTATTATTACACCTAAGAAAATTACAAAAGCATTGGATTTTCATGAGTGGTCGTTAGAGAGAGTGTCTAATATTGTTAGCGGTATAAGTAACAAAATGATTCAAATTATCTGTATGGTCATGCTTGAAACTGCTGCTAGACCAAGTGAGGTAAGAGCTTTAGATAGAAAAAGCTTATTGTTTAAAGGCAATATACCAATGATTAGATTTGATAAAGCAGTCAAAGCTAAAAAGAAACTTGGTGATACTAAGACAGTTAATGGTAATAGAACTTTAGTTATTTCTACTGCACTTAAAGATGTTTTAACAGATTACGTTAATTCTTTGCCTAGCAAACAATCTGTACTGTTCCTTAATAGCAAAGCTAAATATATATGTATTGAAGCTATTATTAGCCACTTAGAGAGGGTGCTAGCTAAAAATAAGGTGCAACTACCCATAGATAGAAAGTCGTACTTCTTCCGCCATTTCACAGCTACTTACTGGGCATATACCGGCAAGTACACTAACGCTATAGATTTGGCAAAAGCACTAGGGGATAAGGATATTAACTTTGTCCAGGACACTTACATCAAACCATATCAAAGCAATGGTGATGAAGTGCAGAACATTGATTATCAAAACAAACACTACAATTGGAAATAAGGAGAGAGATATGGATATAATAGCAAAAGCAGTAGCAGAAGCGTTAGCTAAAAAAGGAATAGATGTTCAACAAGGTTATAACAAGTTAGCCGAAAACACTAATATCATAAAGCCGACTGCAAAACTAACAGGCAAGATAGTTAATAAGGGTATTAAACATATAGATCACACAATAGAGGTGGCAACAACTAAAAAGGAGTCTTAATGCCAAAATCTATACAACAGTATGAGTTAGATATTGCTTTTCTAACTGATGAAATAAAAATAACTAAAAAATTAGTTGAGCATATTATAATTTTAATAAACTCAAATACACAGAAAGAGGCAATTGCAAAATTAGAAAATCATGTAAAAGCTAAAGCAGAGTCTAATAAATTGCAGATTGAACAATGCAAAGAAAAGATTAATGAACTTGGTAGAAAAAATGCTGAACGAAAAATCTTAAAGCAAACTCCACATATACATTGTTCAACTAATACACTTGTAAATGCTCCACCAAAATTTATGCCAATAAATAGGTTAGCTGCTAAACAAGTAATTAAACCTTATAAAAAAAATTAATTATTTATACCAATACTTATCGTAGTTCTCTGAATTGTAGAGGACTACATCCCATTCAATTTTTCGTTTAACACTTTTCTTAGCAAACTCTATAGCATCCTTTTCTAATGCAAACAGTACATTGCTAAAGCTAGTAAATTTATCTTTAGGTTTCCAAATTACAAAATACATAAAAAAAAAGGGGGAGATCTCTCTCCCCCTCAATCACACAACAAATAAATATAAGAGTTTCTTTTACAAAGCTCTTATAGTTTTCACATTTAATGACACTTACTTTTTTCTGTTATCCCATACTCTTTTAAAGAGGGAGCTATTGGGTTATTAGTGAGAGAAGTGTCTTGCCTCAATAATTCGGTTGCTTCTTTAGTGAAGTAATCAAGTGGTCTTTTAAAAAACTCTGCAATCTGAATTAAACGTACAGATGATATTGTATTTTTACCTTGTTCATATTTAGATATTTGTTGGTATTTAACATCAAGTGCCTTAGCTAATTCTGTTTGTGTGCAGAACACTTTTTTTTCAAATGCTCTTGTTGGCAGCTCTGGGTCGCCAGCATTTATTATTTTAATTCTATTGTACCTAGCCTCAGTTATTCTACCGCCAATTAATTTATTCATGGCCTTATCCATTTCTGTTAATTGGTGTTTTTTATATTGTCTTTTCATTCTTCCTCTCTTTTGAGCAGACTCCTAGCCTACAGTTTTTTACAACTTTAAAGTTCATCAGTTATTAAGGCGAATACATAAACTTGGCATCTTCATTTTCTACCAAGCATATTTGCCTAAAAGTCTTTACATACTTTTTAAATGCAACACTTGAATGAACACATTGCCTAGACTTACCAGACTTAGCCGGTTTCATAATCTCTGCATGGTACTTCTCAAGTTTTGCATAACGTCTTGTAAGACTGTTACTTTTCTTTAAAGCCATCCTCTTTAGACTCCTCATCTTTGGTTAATTTAATCCTAGATTTATCAAACTTAATATCTAGGACAGTAACCCTAGCATCATCGCTAGGAGTATTTGATTTTGCAGCTATCTCTGCATTTTCAAATTCTTCATCAACTTTAAAGTTAGCTTCAAAAAAACTTTCTTTTGTTACTTTGCTCATTTTCTAAACTCCATTGTTGAATAACTTTTATTAACTTTAAGTGTGGGTATTAATTTTAATTGTTTTTTAGATAAGGCAATATTTCTATGAGCCTGGTTGCTTTTACTAATTAGATTTAATTTACGAAACTCTGCAATCAAAGCACCAGCTCTAGCTCTAGTAAAATGAAACTTTTCACTTATCTCTTTGTAAGTTGGAGCATAGTCATAAGTTTCAATAAAGTGCTTTATAAAATCAAGCACATCTTTTTTTATTTGGCTTAGGTAAATATGACCATTGCCATTTCCATTTTTAAGTATCATTTAATTTCCTCAAATAAATTTGTTACGTTGGTTTTAGTATTTCGTAAATCATTGCCATCGCTTGCTAGACTTTTTAAATAGTTAATTAACTTTTGGTTAAACCAATTAGATTTTTCTAAATCCATAATTGCCTTTTCTAGTGTTTGCCCTCCTTTAGCACCAAACCTAGATAAGTATTTCATTGCTGATCCTCTCAAAAAGCCGATGTTTTCTTCTGGAGTCATTTGACTCATTATGGCATCGCAAGTTTGTATTCCTTTTTGATAGTGAGGAGGGTTTTTACTTTCCATGTTAATCTTTCTTTATTGGGTCGTTTAATTTAATTGATATGTCAGGTTGAGTAGCTTTTTCTGGATCAGTACCTTTTTCAGTATTAAGCCAAGCCGAAGCTGACTTAGTAGTTCCATTAATAGTTACATTGCCTGTGTAATGTGGATATTTTTTACCAGGATCATCATTATCTCTTGGTTGTCTTTTCCATAGTGCACCTGAATTATCGTATTTACTATCTGCCATTTGTTCCTCTTGATTGTATTTGTGATTTTAGTTTGTTGTATTCTGTATCAACTCTTAGCTGTTCAATAGGGTCAGCTGCTATTAGAAGTAAATCATCTTTGTATTTATCTTTAATAGGAGTTAAATTTTTTTCGAAATAAAGTTGTGACTTAGAATGTTTGGCAACAGTTTGCATTTGACCAATCCAATCATTAGCTAGTTCAACAATAGTTTTAGTTTGTGTTTTAACTTCTTGCTTAGCTTTTGGTTTAGGTTTGCTTAGAAACTGTTCCATTTCCTCAGCTGTTGCAATCTCATCCCCAAAAAAGCCTAAGAAACTGAGTGCTCTACCACAACTTACTGTCGATTGTTTTTCAAATTCTTTGTCTTTGTTTTGTATTTGTTTTGATAAACCAGTTGAAACTAATTTATCGTCTAAAAAAATTTCTGTTTTAAATTTATGAATACCCTCAGGTAAATCAAAACTATCGGTTACAATTCTAATTCTTTCACCAAAATATTCTCTAACAAATTTTAATCTATAAGGTACTGT